CTCTGTCTTTGTTACCTAGTGGCTTGTGAGATATCCCTGCCACTAACCATGTTCAACATGAAAATCGCTTTGTGGAAGGTCGTTGCAGCCTTCCTACACTGTCTTACTATGGCTTCGGCCTTCTTTGAGCTTCACCGCTTGAGGGTGTACGTCAGTGAGCTTTGTGCCACCCCGTTTGGGGCGGCCATTGCTGGCTCGGCTGTTACGGCCGTTGCACTCGTGCTCCTTTGGGGCTTTGTGCGTAAAATCACCACTGGAAGCCTTCAGGCTTTCGTGGCGCTGGTGTACCAGTGTGTTGCGGCTATTAGCGCGGCCGCGGCGTTTCACTTTCTCGCCAGGAGGTCAGGCTTCGTGCGTACTTGCGTCACGTGGATTCGATCTTTCTGGCAGATTGCGGCGCCTGTTCATGGTCCCCTATCACCGGAGATGTTTCGTCAAGTCGCAAGGCTTGATATGATTGAGCCGGTGTTTGATAGTCTCGTTTTCCTTCTCTTTGTAGCGGTCTACATGACCTTCTTTGAGTGGGTCTTGACAGTGTTGACACTGCGTGTACGAGTCTATCGTTGCAACCCGGTTCCGTGTGATAATCTGTCCGTCCTTTTGAAAGGCGATCCCACGGATTTCGGAGTGCGTGCTAAACGCGCTGAATTCGCTAAGGCAGAAATCGAGAAGGCCCGTGAGGCCGCCAAGGTCATGAATAAAGCTCAGCGTGAGAGTGCGCTGTTGGCGATTAATTCCATGGCTTCGGGTGGCCTCCCTCGCCTTGTGGGAACGCTGCCTGATAAGGCGACGATTTCCAAGGTGCAAGCTGTCGGAATTGTCAGTCTCAGTGGAACTGGGAGTGCGTCTTTCGTCGGCTTTGGTAGTGCGGTTGAGCATTTGGGCCAGCTTAGGCTGGCTACGGCTTTACACATTGTCGAGGCACTTGCTCAAAATGTTGGAGTGGGCGATCGAGTTATGCTGGTCGCCAAGAGCTCCAAGTGGTATGATGCCACTGAATACTTTCGTCAGGATTGGATGGCACGCGGTCGGTGTTGCAACCGTATTGCTTGCCCGGAACACGCAGTGGACATTGCGTGGATTCAAATCCCTGCTGACGTTTTGAATGCTATTGGTGCTACCAAGGCTCTTGAGAGGATTTATGAGATCTCTGAACGGACGGATATTTACGTTCTGACGATTAATGTTGATACTCGTGAGCAACAGTTGCAGACAACAACTGATTGGCACTTTGTGCAAGGGGGACATCCTGGGCAGATTCGAATCGCGATCACTTCCGATAAAGGATACTCAGGAGCTCCTTTGTTCGTCAAACACAATGGTAGGCTCATGCACGTAGGGGTGTGGGTTGGCGAGTCTGATTTGCTGACGCACAACCTTGCGCAATTGAGCTTTCCTTACAATTTCCGCGCCCAAATGCGAATGAACGTGGCTACTCCTGAGAAGGAGGTTGCCTCTAATAGTACGTCGCCGACAAGCGTCGTTCAACGTTATCGTTTCGCTAGGGCCGTAGACGCCAAATACTACCTACAGGACCGCTCCGACGCCGGTTGGCACACGCTCTATGCCAACGACGAGGAGATCGGTGCTGAGGAGCTTCTCCACGCCCTACATGATCATGAGTTTAATGAGTGGGGCGACCGACATGCCAATGATGAGGGCTTCATCAATACGCCCTTCAAGTTTGTCAGGAAGAGGAAGGAGAATGCGTCGCCTGTGGTAGAAAAGACGTCAAAAGTGAAGGAGACGGTTCCCGCGAAGAAGCCAGTGGCTAAGCCCGACAAACTTAAGCCGGCTGGAAAACGCGAGAAGACCGCTCAAAAGGAGCTTGCTCCTTCCCTTTCTTTTAGTACACCTGAGTGGACTCTTCTTAGTGTGGAGGAGAAAGCTAAGGTGAAAGAGCTTCGCCAGAGTTTTGCCGCCTTGAAGACAGTTGTCGCCGGCAAGCTCTCCCAGACCCCCACAGTCCCCGCGACGGTAGACCCAAAAGTGCGGCCGGGCTCTATCCAGGCGTGATAGAGCTCGGCTGCGCACACACGCCTTTCTGTCAAGAGACAGATGGTAAGACTTTTGATTTTTCTGATGGAGGTTTGTTTTGTGAACCTGGCTCTGGCCTCCCCCCGCGGGGTGGGTCAGCTGAAGTTGCCAGTTTATTGTTTCAGGCCGGTCGTCGTAAGGACGTCGGTAACAGTGTTGACAGTAACCGTTTGAGTGACTGCATCACTTCTTTGTTTTGCGAACACATGAGCACTGCCAAAGAAGGCCCCCCTAAGGGGCCGGTTGGTATGTGTGATTTTTCCGAGGAAAGGATTGAAGAAATTCGGATTCAAATTCTCAATAGCCCGGAGGCGTCTCCGGGCTTACCGTACCATGAAGTCGCTGCCACCAAGAAGGACATTTGTACAGATCTTGTCTTGTGGCGTTCAGTTGTGGATATCGCCCGTAATCGTCTTGTATTGATGGAGACGTCGGACGTTCGAAAGATTTGGCTCATGTCTACTTTGGATAAGAACCAACTCCAGGATACGGTTAGAGTTTTTGTGAAGAATGAGATTCATCCGGCTGCAAAGCTCATCAACCAGCGTTATCGTTTGATAGCGAGTGTTTCCTTGGTGGATCAAATCGTTGAGATTTTTCTTTATGGACACCTTAATAAGTGGACTATGAAAACGTGGCACACCTCGCCTTTTAAAGCGGGAATGGGCGCTGCGGATGCAGATCATGCAATCGTCTCATCTGAGATTCGTGCGATGCGCGAACCTGCGTCGATTGATAGTTCGGCGCATGATTTCAATGTTCCGGGCCAAATTCAGTTGGCCTATCCAGCTTTTTGCTACCTATTCGACCGAAATGATTGGGTTTTCACCTTGCGCGTGAAACTCGAATTGTTGCGTGGTGATCCCATTCTCTTTACAGGCGGCCCTCGTCCGGGCGCGCCGGGGAGACTGTGGGGCCTGCGCCGTTTCGGTATAACCTTGTCTGGCCGCGCAGAGACGAGCAAGATCAACACTTTTGAGCAATGTGTTATGATGAAACTCGCTTTGTGGCCTCGTTTGGAGAATCGTGTTTTTGCAATGGGCGATGACGGGTGTTTGGACACACACGGTTGCTCTAGAGCTGAGATTGGGAAAGTTTTTGAAAAGATGG